ACAACTGTAAATAGTGCAACTAGAACAAACAAAACTATTAGCGTAACTATTGCAGGTGGCACTACTGCCGATGCAGACACAATTGCAGGTGCAATTAACGCAGCAGGATTTGCAAATGTAGTATCGTATGTAAATGCTTCAAACAAAGTAGTAATTGAACACAAAATTGGGGGTGATTTCCGTATTGCAGATACAGACGGATTGCTTACAACAATGGGCTTTTCACCATTACTAGCAGATGGTAGCAATTCAGCAACTGCAACTGCAAACTTATATGATAATGCTACAGGCGATTCAACACATGATTTTGTTGCATCAAACTGGAAGCCATTAACTTATAGTGCTTCTAATACAGAGCCACTAGCATTAACAACATCAGGACAGCGTTGGTATAATTCTACAGTAGACGAAGTTGATATTATGATTAACAATGGAACTACATGGGTTGGATACCAAAATTACAATGACGATTATGCTGATACAGACCCAGCAGGTCCAATTGTAAGTGCATCACAGCCAACAGAACAATCAGATACTACTCCTTTAGTTGATGGAGATATTTGGATTTCAACAGCAGATCTTGAAAACTTTCCACTAGTATATCGTTATAACGGTACTACTGAAGAGTTTGTATTGGTTGACAAAACAGATCAAACTACTGAAAACGGTATCTTATTTGCAGATGCACGTTGGAGTACAACAGGAGGTTCTACAGAAGGACCATACGAAGCAGGTGATATTGACGAGTTACTAGTAAATGATTACCTAGATCCAGATGCTCCAGATCCAGCACTATATCCAAAAGGTATGATGTTATGGAACACACGTAGAAGCGGATTTAATGTTAAGCGTTTTGAGCGTAATTACATTGATGTAGATGGATCAAACGGTCGTTATGAAGTCGACGATCCTAACAGTGCTGATCCAGATGATGTAATTGACCAGCCAATGGCAGATTACTATCCACATCGTTGGGTTACTGATTCAGGTAACAACGAAGATGGTTCAGGTACATTTGGACGTTTTGCACAGCGTAAATCAGTCATACAAGCTCTACAATCATTAGTAAATAGTAACCAAGACATACGTGACGAAGAATCACGTCAGTTTAACTTAATTGCTTGCCCTGGTTATCCAGAACTAATTGGTGAAATGATCACTTTAAACTATGACAGACGCTTAACAGCATTTGTTGTAGGTGATACACCGGCTAGATTAACACCAGACGCTACTTCATTAAATGAATGGGCATCGAATGTTAGAGGCGCACTTGAGGATAATGACATAGGTGCTGTATCAAAAGATGAATATCTAGGAATGTATTATCCATGGGGATTCTCAAGTGATAACTTTGGTAACAATGTAGTTGTTCCACCAAGTCATATGGCACTGCGCACACTTGTACTAAATGACCAAGTTGCATTCCCCTGGTTTGCACCAGCAGGAACACGACGCGGCGGAGTTACAAATGCTACAAGCTCTGGTTATGTAAATAATGAAGGAGAATTTGTAGGTATAGCTCTAAACACAGGACAGCGCGATACACTATATACAAATCAAATTAACCCAATCACATTTATAAGTGGTGCAGGATTAGTTGTATTTGGACAAAAAACTCGTGCAAGAAATGCTTCTGCACTAGATAGAGTAAACGTAGCACGTTTAGTTGTTTACTTACGTGGACAATTAGAACTACTAGCAAGACCATACTTGTTTGAACCAAATGATAAGATCACACGTGATCAGATTAAATCAGCTGCTGATCAGCTGTTAATTGAATTAGTAGGCCTTAGAGCATTGTATGACTTCTTAGTTGTATGTGACGAGTCAAACAATACTCCTGCTAGAATTGACAGGAATGAGTTATACTTAGACATTGCAATTGAGCCAGTCAAAGCAATTGAATTTATTTACATTCCATTAAGACTTAAGAATACAGGAGAAATTGCAGCTCTAGGATAATATGCGTACTTTATGGGTGGGGAATTAACCCCACCCTAATATGCATAAATACTACTGTAACAGGAGACAAGAATGCCAATTACAACATTAACAAATATTTCAATACCAACAGAAGACGGCGGCGGCAGCAACAGTTCTTTGCTAATGCCAAAACTACAATATCGTTTTAGAGTTTTATTTGAAAACTTTGGAACAACAGGCGGTCCAGATGGTATTCGTGAAATTACAAGACAGGTAGTAGATGTAACTCGTCCAAACCTTTCTTTTGAACAAATGACAATCGATGCTTACAACAGTAAAACATATCTTGCAGGTAAGCACACATGGGAACCAATTACACTTACATTGCGTGAAGATGCTAATAACAATGTGCAAAAAATCATTGGTCAACAGCTTCAAAGACAGTTTGATTTCTTTGAACAATCTAGTGCAGTATCAGGCGGTACATATAAATTTATTACTAAGATTGAAATTTTAGACGGTGGCAATGGTGCTAATGGTTCGTCAATTATTGATAGATTCCAACTAGTAGGTTGCTACATTGAATCAGCCAACTACAACACACTAGCATATGCTACAAGTGATGCAGTAACTACATCATTAACTATACGCTATGACAACGCTATACAGTTTGGTAGTGAAGAACAGTTTAGTGGTGTTGGCGAAGCAGTTACAAGAGCTGCTCAAGATGCTATTGGTGGTACACAAGTTACTGGCTAATTAAACTAGTAATTGGGTATCTTGTATTAAAGCAGGGATCATACGATTCCTGCTTTTTTATTATCTACGTGGTTTATAACTTAGGATAAATATTAATATGGCATGGTGGAATAGTTTAATAAAATCTCGTCAAGTAAACACGCATTTGCGTGATGCAAGGCATGCGCACAATTTGTTCACGCAATATGGACATTTGTTTTCTCCAAAAACTAAATTTTTATATCATGTAGTGTTTGAAACTACAGATGATGTTGCATTTTACTCAAATACAGAAACTTTTAAAAAACAAATAGGTGTGTTAGTTAAACGTGCAGACTTACCAGGGTTTAAAGCAAGTATAGAAAACAAACAACAATATAATCGTAAAAAAAATATGCAAACAAGAGTAGATTACGATGATGTACGTATTTCTTTTCATGATGACAATTTAGGTGCAACAAGAGCTATGCTTGAAGAATACTATAGATATTACTATCAAGACGGAAATCACTCTAGATCTACTAGTACAACTACAACTGATGGAAGTTTTAATCCTAGAGACAAATATTCTAATAGAACTCCTAACTATGGTTTGAATAATTTTTATAAGCAGCCGTTTTTTAAATCAATAACAATATATCAATTAAGTTTACAAAATTGGTTTAGCTATACATTAATAAATCCTTTACTAAGTAGTTGGGATCACGGAGATGTTGATTCTTCTGATGGTTCGGGTATGAATGAAAACACTATTATGTTAGCTTACGAAGGTGTTTTGTATGACAACGGAATAATAGGCGAAAACGGCGAACCTACAAACTTTACTAATCCAGAAACTGGTTATGATAATACATTTAGTCCTTTAGATTCTGAAATTAAACCTAACGAAAACTTTATTATACCTATTTTAAATACTATTACTGATAGCCTATTCGGATTTGAATTACCTATTGTTAGTAATAATCAAACAGCAAGGACCACGTCACTAACGTCTTCACAACTACAAGGAACAAATCAGTTTCCGAGATCTAGCTCAGTTATACCTGGATATTTTTTACCAGTTAGAGATCAACTTAATACAGAAAGACCGGATGTATTTTTAAAAGCATCTAGGGCTAAAGGAGATCCAGAGACTACGTTACAAAGATTAAAATCTGATCCCCTGGCATTTAATAGCTTTCTTGCAAAAGTGTTAAACACTGGTTACTTTGAAGGTTTAGATTTTCAAACCTATAATTTATTATCTGCAGATCAAAAAAGTATTGTTTTATCAAACTTAGATAATGCAATAGTAGGAGGAGATTTTAAATTGTTTAGTTTTATGAAAGCAGCACTAGAGGAATTATAATGATAAGATCAAATAATCCAGAACAATTTACATTTGACGAAACACAAATTATTTTTAATAATTATTTCAAAGAAGAAATTACATATAATGCAAATGAAGTTAATGCAGTAATTGGTTATTTTTTAAAAAGAGGATTTGAAAAAATTGCTGCTATTAATACTGCTGCAATTTTTTTACAACAAGCTCAGATAGATAAAGTACCTGCCTTTGTGCTTATTGACACTTTAAAAGGTTTAAATGCTGTCGAGTTAAACAGTGTTATTTCTCAAATATTAAATTTGTATCGAGCAAAAACATCGTCACTAGGATTTACAACATCTAGTGAAACAAGACTCTTTGATGAAAGAAATATCATATACTAATGGCTCATTTTGCTCAAGGAAAATACAATCTCAAAAACCCAGACAAGTATGTAGGAACTAAAACACCTACATATCGTTCAGGCTGGGAATTTACCTTTATGAAATTTTGTGACGAGCACCCTAGTGTAAGCCAGTGGGCAAGTGAAGCAATACGCATACCATATCGTAATCCTTTGACAGGCAAACAAACTGTTTATGTGCCTGACTTTTTTATAGTTTATGCAGATAAGGGCGGTAAACAGCGGGTAGAATTAATTGAAGTCAAACCCAGCAGTCAAGCACTTAAAGAAAAAGTGGGACGTAGTAGATCAAACCAAGCACACTATGTTGTAAATCAAGCCAAATGGGAAAGTGCAAGAAAATGGTGTAAACAAAAAGGAATATATTTCCGTATAGTTACTGAACAAGATATTTTTCATAACGGACGCAGGAAATGAAGGTTGCGCATGTACACATACCTAAAACAGCAGGCGGAAGTGTAAATCAATGGTTCAAAAAATATACACCAGACTCTCTTGTATTTGGCACACATAAAACAATAGATGAATGTACAAAAGAATTTGATTTTAGTTTTTGTATAGTAAGAAATACATACCATAGACTAATTAGTTCTTATGAATTTGCAAAATCAGTTTCTTTAGAAAAATATAAAAAAAGACTAAACAAAGGAAATGCACAAGATGCAATATCATCTTTAGAAATGATGGAACATATCGACAAAGGCATTCTTCCTTGGTTAAAATATAATATTGACAGAGATGCTAATACATTTTGGCCGTTAGATAGGTGGACTAAAGATGTGGACATCGTTTTACACCAAGAAAATTTAACAGAAGACTTTCAGCAAATACAAGAAAAATTAAATTGTTTTGAGCCTCTTGAAAAAACACATCACGTTTTACAATACAACAAAAACCAATATCTTACAAAAGAATATATAAATTTTGTCTATAAATATTTTTATAAAGAAATAGACAAATACAATTATAAGGTATAGATATGGCCACAATAGTTACAGAACCATTTCGTAGTACATTTATTCATATTCCTAAAACAGGCGGAAATAGTATTACAAATTGGCTCAAACAAAATACTAAATCTCAAATAACTAAGAGGCGTCAACACGCAACTGTACAAGAAGTGTGTCAAGGAAATCATTCTTTAGGTCCTATGAATCGAGAAAACTTAGGACTTACTTGGTGTGTAGTAAGAAATCCTTGGGATTATTGTGCAAGCTGGTATAGTTTTAAAATTATGTTGTGTAAGTTTTATATTGACCAAATACACAAGCACCCTAATATGACAAATAACAGAAAACAAAAATGGAATTTAGAAATACAACAAAATAAATTAAACAGATTAGAAAATGGATTTGTGCCGTGGTTAAAACAGACCGGAGTTAGTCCTATGTACAGTTGGGCAAAGGATTGTGATAAAATACTAAAACTAGAAAACATAGTAGAAGATTTTAAATTTATACAAAATAAAATGAACTGTTGGGATTCGTTAGGACATGATAATAAAACTCTAGACAGAAAAAAATATCAAGATTATTATACAACTCAAGAAGC